GTAACAACATACTATCTATTCAAACCAAGAACCAAAGGATCCCGAATCCCCTTCTTTACGATTTTCAAGTTTGTCCAAGATTTCATCGGTGGACTTCAGACTCTCAATCTTAGAAATCATGTCTGCGATTGTGGTACAGACCAAAGGGCGTTCACCTCTTGCAGCAAAAGCAAGAGCATTCCTAAGTGATTGTTCTGCGTCAGTCAGAGATTCATTTACGGATGTAGATAGCATTAGTCGGCGTTTCCAAGATTTTTGTAGTGTTCGTTAATTTCATCCCGAGTGATGGGATACTTTTCCAGAGACCCTGGTTTACGTTTGGTAATAGTTTTTCCTCCGTCTGGAGACTCATAGACCCAAGGATCCTTGTAATCAATTCGATCGGGATCGTTTCGTGAGATCTGTTCTCGGTAAAACTCTTGGGTCCAACCATCATTAAAAGGAGATGTGGCCTGAATACGTGCATCAGTAAGATCTGGTGGTGAAATTTCTGGATGCGTATCGTTGCTATAGAAGTCTCTACCTTCAGACTCCGAATCATAGTAACAATGTTCTTTATAGTCACTATTAGTAGGGAAGAAGTCATCCGTGATCAAATCCCGAGCACGACGACACCTGTCAGCGTATTTTTCAAAGTACTCCAGAGCATTGATAATCTCTTCTCGAATATCAGTGTAGAGTTTTTCGGGACTGGTGTCCTCATCTTGAAGATAATCAAAGATCACATCAGAGAGTCTTTCCTTTCGTTGCGACTCATAGGTCGTATTCATTTGCGAGTTCCTCTAGAAATGCTTGTTTTTGAATTCCTTCCTCGATAATAGTCTTGATCTGGTCATCTGTCAAGTTGTTCATCCATTTCCAACGATCATCTTCAGGATCCCACTCAAATGAGAAAGATCCATCAGAGTTTTCGATGATATTCAGTCCAGATGGGTGAAACTTCTTTTCACCTTCATGCTGGAGTCGCTCGGTATTCTTGGTCATTGATTTTCTCCACGTTCCAGTGATACTTTCTTTGTACTACAGGTTCTTTAACCTCACTAAGGTCAAACTGCATCCTGTTGTTGTAATTATGTCTTGAAGACATTATACCACCCACTCTCTTATCTAGCGAATTTCCAGAGAATCTTTCACCCATTTTTTTGCGAAGTCTGACTTCATAGTCACTCAACTCAGCATCCCCTTGGAAATGTTCAATTCTCCTACCATCTGGGTGAGGCATGTGAATGATTCTATGTGTCTCTGGAATGATCTTTTTCATTTGGAGACCACTTAATTCAAGTCGATGAGTCATATCATCATCTTCATATGAGTAGTATTGACCCATGTCTTCGTTGAATCCACCGACGTTCCAAAAGTTTTTGCGGTAGACATAAAGCATTCCCCAACAACCACGATAGACATCTGACTCATAATCATTTCTACCACACAAGAAACTTTCTTCATTGATCTTATAGTCTTTGAAGAAGTTGTAGTATGGATTCAAAATGTGATCATTGTCCAACTTCAAGATCTTTTGTGATGATGCAACACTTGCAGCGATATTGAGTGGTTGAGGTTGATTAAAATACTTTTGATCTGGGACACTGATGACTTTAATTCTCTTATCCCATTCAGTCAGATAATTTAGAGATTTATCAGAACTCCAATCAGCAATGATAATCTCTGCAACTTCTTTGAACTGCATCCAAGTCATTAGGGAGACTCTTAATGAAAGTTCCCTATTCTTACATGCAGTGATGATACTTACTGCTTTCATCCTCTCTCCAGGTCTAAGGTTACGCAGTGGAAACATCCACTTAGAGTTCTAGAATGTCTCATGGGCAACATCGCACACTCGATACCATGTTGTTCCAGGACTTTTCTAGTGGGTTCTTGATTCATCTCAAGAGCAACCAGATTGGGATTAATACTGAATAAGTTCATGTTAATCCAAGTGGAAGCATTGTTATATCCTGGGTAATGTCCAATGTCAACTGGTTCTGGGCACCAGATAATATCCCAGTCTTTGAATGGACCAGGAAGGACATCACGATCCTTAATTCTTTCGGGGTTGGCAAGTAGCAGGCCCTCCCTCAGGAACGCGACAGTCGTGTCTATATGCATATAACTATAAACACCCTCTAAGAGGTGTACCTCGGTCTCTGGCAGGAGTGTCTGGAGTTTCTGGGCACCTTTCCTGTTACCACTATTAGACAGGAGGTAGAGGATCTGATCGTTCGCCCTGATGACATTGGCAGCATCAAAGGCAGGTTCGTACTCTGTCAATGCAAGAGTGTCTTTATCACCAATGCAGTTCTCGTTATACAATGCATCATTGTAAGTACAAGTAACAGGTGTAAGATTGTTCAAATAATGTGCAATCGACCCAAAGTTAAATTGTCTTGCTTTCAAAGGCATCGGAGCCGCAATCTCCGTTTCACCATGAACAACGACAACATCTCTAGGGCAGAAGTTGTAATATCCAGTTGGTTCAGGATGCGGCCTTACAACCTCCACTCCACAAACTTTTAGAAAGTTTGCAAAGTTTTCTAAATCTTCATTCGCTTCATCAATGACTTGTTTGGGATACAATCCACTAATGACATCGGAAACATCTTGTCTATCTGCATAGTTGATGTGTCTGAGACTTTTGTCCATCTCAGGGATTCTTGCATAATCAGCAACACCAACAATCACTTTTTTGAGTGGATCCCACTCATTTGTACTTTTCATCTCACTACACCAGTAACTTGAATTGCGTATCGATCTATCATACTCATGTTATAGAAAGCATGAGGTGTTTCGTATTCCCAGTAGAAGCAGTCTCCTGCTTTCCACTTGCAGTGACATACATCGTCAATCTGTAAAATCTGACCAGGTGAACTATCCTCTAACATTACCATGCACCGATTTACATTCTCGGGTTTGGTGTTATGAATTTTCAGATATCTACCAAATAGATCTACATGAAGTGGTAGATATTGACCTGGTTTGAAGTAATTAACGGCGAGTCCAACACTATCCCAATCCGAGAAAAGACCTTTCACATATTCCATACACGTTGGCATGGGATTGGGTTCATGATATTTATAGATGGAAAGTTTCTCTTTATTATGACCTGCCCATAAGTATTCGTTCACCAACAGAGGATCATTATGAGTTGCATAGGTATAATCAAGATCCTTAAAATCTTTGATATCCCATTGTGGTTTAATGTGATCCATTAATACTTGTCCAGACCTGGTTCTTTCCTTGTAATATATCTATCATTTGGTTTACCGAACATGAAAAACTCTTCTAGAGAGTAATCATCTCGCAACTCTTTCCACCACTTATTATAAGCCCTCCAGGCAAGATCCAAGTCGGGTCTATCATTTCTCTTTATATTTTTACTATAACTTCCCATACCAGGATTAAGACTAATCAGAGGAATAGAATACGTTCTGCCTGCATGACATAAGAAGTAGTCAATAGTCCTATTGGGCATGTCCAGCATTTTACCCCACTTGTAATTTTGAATCCGTTGGGAAAAATCATACTTTCCATCCTTATATAATAGTCTTATCAACTTTTCTGCATATGGTCTATTAATAAGTGCGGCACCAGTGCAGTGGTATGGATGGATGGGGTGAAGGAAACATGGAATGACCTTCTCATTCTCAAAACTTAACTGAATACAATCCCAATCAAAGGGAAGATGATTCATTAGATATTCCCAGTCAAAATGCCAGTAATCAATCCACTGAAGATCGTAATCATCCTCCATTAAGAGGACATAGGGTTCCGTGGAGTTCTCATACCAGTGTCTTAACATGTCCATTGTAGACATGGAGATTGCAATCTCAATAATATGTTGTTTCAACTTCTTACACTCGGTCATATCATTTAATCTGACCTTACTCCTCCACTCTTTGAAGTTATGAAGTTGATATTCAGATGCAGACCATCTACGGAAGTTGGTGATACCATGTTTTTCGTATTGGGTTTCTGTATATTCGACTCGATCAGGTCTTTCGTCAAGATTGAGATAATATATTTCAGGTAATCCTTTCAGTTTCATCTAATTCTATTAATCAGTGGATTCTTTTTATCATGGTGTTCTGCATGAGCCGGACACATTGAACAATACACTTCACATCCTCTGGAAAAAAATTCATTTACTTCTTCATCACTACAATCAGATTTCAGAGGTTTATACGTTAGATACGGATCCCACCTATCAGAAATATTAGGATACTTCTTCTTCATCATAGGTAAGAATGCGAGTGGAGCACACTTCCATATATGACCTTCATGAAGTTGAAAACAAATTTGACCAACAGGGCAATTGTTCCAACTTTCCTCAGGTTTTAGATGTTCGTGAGGAAGAATATATTCACCATCACCCTTGTAGATCTCTACCCACTCCTTAACGGAATCTTCTATCTTTATTCTTACACCTTTTTTCTTCCATTCTTTTGCAATCTTCAATTTTGGATTCATTACCTTTACATAGTTTGGATCTCGACTATGAATTGAAATGGTAAGTAGAATATCAGATTCAATCAAATCTTTCCAAAGTTCAGGATGTAGGTGAATTAAGGTTAGGTTAGTTACTACTTCAATCTTAGAGTTTGGAAAATATTTTCTAGTGAGATGACACATCTCTGGAAGATTTGGGTGCAGAAAAGGTTCTCCTCCTAACAATCCCAAACTGGTAGGCATAATACGTTGATGCCATTTGGAGTACCAGGACTCCATTTCTTCTAGAGGGATATGAGTTCCTCGAAACTTATGTTGCATGAAGTGAGCACAATTCTCACATTGAAAATTGCAATCGTGCGTAACATGAACATCAAGGTTTGGAATCTCTCTCATTTGAAGACCTCCATGTCGGACAAATTAGGATAATCCCTGTGGCTCCATTTTTTTGCCGGAAATTTTTTCCGACCATTTAGTAAATCAATACCCATTTTTGCCACCTCGGGCGTCATGTAATAGTGATAACCCATGGTGGAAATGTTCTGATCTCTCCAGGGTTCTAAGATATCACGACCATCGTAAACCATCTTCCGTAATGCACGAACAGCATCCTCATCGGAACATAGAATCATACCACCTCGACCAAGCGATAGATGTTTCTTGTACTGGAAACTGAGGCACATGAATGTTCCAGGTAGATATGTATCAGGTCCCCATAGAACTGCAGCGTCAACAATGTTTGTGTTACCAATCAGGTACCAGTCATTCCATTTCTCTTCTTTCCATTCCCAATCAAGACCCAGTTTGTTACAGGTCATTGGAACTGAGATATATGTGTGAGTCGGTATGGTTACATTATTGAACCCACCATAACGAAGACACAACTCAATCGCATGGGTACACGAATCAGTGGCGATACCATAAGGAGCACCATAGAATCTTGCAATTTCTCTCTCAAACTGACGGACTAAGTGAAACATTAAATCAATTTCCTATTGCGATAGAGTAATCTGTCCGTATTAAGGCATGGTTCACTCTCTAGTTTGAAGAAGTTTTCTTTAGGATACTCCTTACCATAATACTTGGTCCAGAATATAGAATACATTCTTGTTTGTCTCTCTAGATCTACTCTAGAGTCACTTACTAATTTATAATGTCTAGGTAAGAGTGGATATGCATAACTCTTTCCACATTTGTTTAAGAAATAATGATATGAAAAATTATCTTTCCACAAGTTATCACAAACCTGTGGAGAATCTCCAACAATGTTTACTAACCTGTCAGCATATGATCTTTTCAAGATGGTAGGACCAGACAGATGAGACTCCATAGTCTTATGCATGAAGAATGGAATAGTTCCATGGAGATTCTCAAATCCCAACAAGATATTATCCCAGTCTTCTGGTGTTTTACTTACGATAAGATCTAGATTGAAACCAGAATGCCTGTAGAATCCATAGAATAGATCATCAAAGGTGATCATTACCATGTCATCATGACTTTCTTTCAACCATTTATCAAGAACTCCAAGGATGAGTTCAGATTTGTTCTGATCATCCAAAGGTTCTGGATAAACTACACCTTCAAAGTTATCCCACCCCAGAGAACGGATCTCCTTTTCTGTATGATCTCTGAGTTCTTGAGTATGATTAAGACAATACTTCTTCATTTTCGGATACCAGGATTTAGTTTATATGTCATACTCAAATCTTTATCAGTATTATATGAGAAAAGATCATCAATGTCATGTTCCTTTGCCCAGAATCTTTTCAATGATGCAGAACAGAAAAGATGAGGAGTTCGACGTTCTTCATCGAGCACAATATTCTGACCTACAAGAGGCATTTGATAAACTCTTCCATGGTGCCCAATCATATTATCGACATCTCTGACACAATGTTTATCATCATTGATAGGATAACCCAGATAAGGTGATCCAAAATATTTTGTGATGAAATTATACTTTCCTTTTTTAAAATAAAGATCTAATAGTTTCTTCACATAAGGTCTAGTCAGTAGAATTGGACCATTAAAACTGGTCTGACTTTTAAGGTGAAGGTTACATCTAAAGTAATCTACAGAGTTATAACAGAACTGAAACGCCTCCCAATCAAAAGGCAAACGATCCATTACATCTTTCCAAGTAAAGTTCCAGTTTTCAACATTACTAAAGTCGGTATCATCCTCCAAGATAATGACCTGATCTTCATTAGTAGTTTCGTACCATTCTCTCAAACATTCAAAGTGAGACAAAGAAACTGCAACAGATCTATGTCTATGTGAAGGGTAGAATTCTGGATAGTGAACCATGTCACACCAATCAGACCACTCTTCTTTTCTAAATCTAGAAGCATTCACACGTTCATAGTTACTAATCTCCCACCACCTAAACTGGTCTTCCATATACTCTCTACGATCAGGGCGATCATCGAGATTGATATAGTATATTTTTGGTAACCCTTCTAGTTTATTCATTGTTTGATTGGAACAATAAGTTTCATTCGATCTGGATTCTGACAACAGAATAAATCATCCAGAGAATAGTCTTTTGATCTATTTACCCACCAATTTGCAACAACTTTATCTGACTTGATTACCATTTGGTTTATCAACTTACCTTCCAAACTATCACTCTTGAAACTGGAGTTGGTAATAAACAAGGGAAATGAATAAGTGACTCCAATGTTATATGGTAAGAAATCTGCAGACTGATAGTGATATTGAGGCCATGAATAATGGTATCCATAGTTTGTCGGAAACTTAAATGTTCCCTCTCTATAAAATATCTTCTTCAACTTTCTCGCAAAGTCTCTATTGATCAGATAACAAGCAGCAGAGTGAAGGGTTCTGTTCCTTACTGACAATCCCATCGGAATGTACTTCTCACCTACAACATGAAGTTGAATACAATCCCAGTTGCATGGTAGATGTGACTCAAAGTAGTTCCAATCAAATCTCCAGTACTTGCAAAGATCTAGATTGAGATCATCTTCAGCAATGATACATGTTTCCGAACTATCCTCATGATACCAATCAATGATACTTTGAAACTGATTCAAAAGAGTGGAGAGTCTAGGTCTCTCATTTAACTCTCCTTCAAAACTCCACTTATCATACTTATCTACACTATATCTGTCCGCACTAATCCTTTTGAAGTTGGCGACACCATACTTCTCGAATTGTTTCTCAATAAAAAACCTCCTATCTTCGTTCTTGTCTAAGTTCAAGTAACGGATAGGAGGTATAGAATTAAGTGTGGTCATCTAAACCAAGTAACGATTGCGTATCGAGTGCCTTTAACAACTTCTCGAACACCATGAGGGTACATGAAGTTAGATGGGAAACAAATTACACCACCAGTATTCGTGCGAACTAACATTTCATCATTGAAGAATGAAAATTCACCACCATCATACTCTTGATTCAGAGAAACAGTACATGAGAGAACTCTTGGGTCATCCTTGTAGTCATCACAATGAGTTGTATAAAATTGACCTGTTTCATATCTCAGAAGATTGTAACCAGTATCCATGGAGATGTTAATATTCGGGAAAATCTCTGCATATTTTGCTGCAACTTTCATCATAACTGCATGAAGATCCTCATCTAGTTTAGATCTAACTATCTGATTTTTTTCAATACACTCAGGACTACTCATGTAGACACAACTACAATTTCTGATGTTTTCGTTGATAGGTGTTTCTTTATCAATAACTTCTGCGGGAACCCAGTCATCAGAGTTTACATACTCGTCGAGAATGCGGTTACAAAGTTCCGTAGGAACTTCATCCTCAAAAATTTTAATATAACTTTCAAGAGTGGAAGTCAACAACTCTTCTTTTTGAGCTTGAAGAACTCTCTCTTCTCTTGCAGAAGGAGTAAATTGTGGTTTCTCATTGAAACGGAACCTATCTCTTTCTGGTTTATTCAGTTTAGGTACTTCTTTCCAATCGACTTTCTTTTCTTCATCAATTTGAGTTCTTGGGGTGACAGAATCCTTATCATTATCAAAGAATGCGTATGCACGGGGTCCACGACTCCTTACATAATGCAAGAATGCTTGACCATAATAATTCCCATTGAACTCCTCTCTCCAATGAAGAGCTTCACATCCCAAATAGACTAAAGCATCTCCTGGTTCAAGAACAACTTCTGCACTTGATCCGTCAGGAGTCTGAACAAAGATTGGCCACCCCATGTCACCATCAAGGTGAACTGTCAAAGAAATCTCACATGCATCCCTGTCCATATGAGGTTTCAGAATTGCACCATTCTTGTAAATCCTAGCATAGGTATATGTAGGAAGTACATGTTCTTCGATTGCTCTAGAAACTTCTGGAGTTTTCTCCGTAAGAAGTTCCAAGAAACTCATGTAATTATATGCAGCATGAGATTCTTCTACCTGTTGATCTCCAGGTAGATTATTACTTTCGCAATGATCTCTAAACTCTTCGCATAATGCAGCAGCTCTTTCTACATCGATAAAGTTTTTAATTACTAGGTAATTATTATCAATAAGTGTTTGTTTCATGTCAGAGATCAGTTAATAAATCTTCCAAGTCAAATTCTAGATAGGTATCAAGAGTTTTAGCTTCTTCCTCAGCAAGACGTGCTTCTTCTGCTTGTCTTTCTTCTTCTTCGGCAGCAATCGCAGCATCTTCTGCTTTCTTCTGTCTTTCCCATTCGACTACTGCGGCTTCAAAGATACCCAGTTCAGTAATTCTATGTGAAGGCGGATAGTTGGTAAACTCAATCTCTCCGTAAGGATAACCTTCCATTTCGTCTTCGGTAGGATCATCCCATTCAGGTTTATCATACCATTGTAGGGCATGAAATACACCCCACTCCTTTCTATTATATCCAGGGATCCAACTCATGTCAGCTACGAAAGAAATATTACATTCGTCGTAACCATATCCATCGATTTGGATGCGCCCATCTCTAGTTACTACCATCCTCATTTTTCGGTTCCTCCGTAGATTCTTCTTCTAAAAGGTTTTGATTGGTCAATGATGTAACCTGAACGGGGAGGATAGGAGCCCCGTCAGCCATAGCTTTTAGACCTTCCATATATAGGTCTCTATTCATCCTGTTTGATTTAACAACTTCATTTCGGAATGACTCTACAGCAGCACCAGTTTGACGTTGTTGTTGAGAGTTTTCAATAGTCAACATGGGCAACCAAGTGACTGCACATCCCCAATGATCAACATCTTCACCAGTCTGTGGATGTAGACCTCTGACATGCATCCACCAAGAGCACTTACCTTCAATGCAGTTTTTCTTAATAAGTGGACAATATTCTCCCACTTTATTGTTTGATTTAAACATAGTAATACCAGAATGAAACAATTATACTTGTGAAGAAATCAAAAGTCAACCGCGATTGACTGGATGATAAATCCAACCTGTACATATATATTTGTCTTGTCCAACAGGTGGTTTAACTCCCCTATGGATAAAAGTATGAGTTGAGGGAAAGATAATCATCTGACCTTCTTCTGGTTGAATTTGAGTTCCGTCATAAAACTCAGTGTATCCACCAGGTCCAGGAACATCATTCAGATACCAAATAAAAGTAAAGTATCTCTGAGCAGATCCATATTCTTCGCACCAGTCAAATGCATTGGAGTCAACAAGCCCATCGTGATGCCAATCATATTTTCCCTCACCACCTTTACTTCTTTGAATTTGGTATCCAGTGTCGTCAACAGGATAGTCCCAATCTAATTCATAACCTAATAATTTGTCCTCACAATAATCCCAGAAAGCATTAAGACCTTCGTGGAGATGTTCTCCAAATATTGTATCTTCTTTTTTCCATGCAGGAAGATTGGAGATGTGTAGATCCGTGGATATTTTTCTCGTGTATTGTTCTTTGTCACCTAGAGTTATACCATGATATAGATTGAAGTCTCTATCAAATTTTCGTATAACATCCCTACAGAAGTCAGAGTCTAACTTCTTTTCATATTTCCAAATCCAAAGGTTACCATTAACACTGCTCATCTTTATTGAACCTCTTACGGCACTTCTTCACTTCTTTCATTTCATCTTTGATCATCTGATAGGCATCCTCAGCGTGAATTCTACCACCAAGTTCCATAGCACAGATAACTTCGACTCTAGTTCCAAAGTGTTTCAGTGCTTCTTCAAAGCAATTTAGTTCCTCATACATTAGAGTTTACCACCAACTACTCCACTATTTACCACTCTAGTATAAAGGTGAAGAGTTCCCTCTTGTTCACACTTAAGGTGCCAACGTGTCATGTCGATGACACCATCCATTGTGTGACCCGTCAACATTTTTCTACCTTGTTTTGTCATTGTAGAAAACAAACCGAAACGAGTTTTCCAGACATAAAAAACATCATCAATCAATGTTGCATTATCAGGGAGTCCCTGTTCTTTACATACAGCGAGTTGATCTTTTTCTTGTTCAGTCATTAGTTTCTTCGTCTTTTTTGTTGAATCCAAAAGGTCCTTCTTTCTCTTCGAGAGCGAGTCGCAGTGCAACACTACCTACTGCTTCCATAACTTTCAGAATGTCTTCTGCCTTGGCATCTTCACCAAGTTCTTTTGCAACATAAAAATATTTGGGCCAGAATGTTTCTCCTGCCTTTTGATAGTCTTCAAGTGTGAGTAGTTTCATTTTCCAACTCCATAATCAGGTGCGTTTTTCTTTTCAAGTTCGCGGATGGTTTGGTGCAGTCTTTCTACTGCAGCACGAACTTCATCAGTCTCGTCCCACTCAAAGGTGTCTCCAGACTTAGTTGTGTATTGTCTTTTGTGAGTTTTGCCCATAAGTATTCTCGTAGTGTTTTTATGTTACTTGATGTACATCGGTTTGTCAAGGATCTTGATACCGATGTTCTTGTGATTTATATGTATCGTCTTCACCTCTTCGATTACTCACATATTCTAGTTCATCCCAATACCAATTCTGACATACAACCAAGACATGAATTTTCCTGTGGAGTGGGCAGTCTTTCACATTTTCATCAGTCTTACATTTAGCAAGAACCTCGATGGAAATGTATTCATCCGATACGAAATAAACCCATCCCTCATCAGTAGAACCTGAAGAACGATTCCACTTCACATAATCATCCAGTCTTGGCTTGTAGGTCATGACACAAATTGCATTTTATAAGTTAAGTTGACTCTAATTGGATCCGTATGACCGAGGAAAGCAGTTCCTCTGTGAGTAAGTTCAGCATCAAACAAAAGAAGGCGGTTATCCAGAGGGCGAATCATTGCATCTTCTCCCGTATCCTGATCCCATAACTCGGTCCAACCACCCCACTTATGTTCATATGGACGTTGATTGATATAAAGTATTGCAGTCATATCGCCATCATCTTGATGATAACAACCATGAAGATTTGGTGTTTGTGCATTGAAGTAGATTCTTAGTGGTTCAACTTTTAAATGAATACAAGATTGAATATAAGAAAGAAGATGAGTATTATAAAAAGAATCTTCGTCTACGTTACGAATCAAAAAGATTGGATCACCAGGATTACTGGCTTGCCAGTTCCATTTTATGTCAGGACCACCAAGGGAAACATGAACAAGTTTATTATATTCATCCTGAGGTAGGAATGAATCATAAACTCTAAATCGTTCTTCCAAAGTCATCTTCTAGTCTCTCAATGTCATCTTCAAAACACTCACCACGTTGAACTTCAACAAATTCAACACCATCTGCATATGCTTCAAGTCGATGAACTTGACCTGGTTTAACAATGTAAGTATCACCAGGTCCAACTGTGTAGATCATTTGATCAATAGTCACCTTTCCGATTCCAGAGATAATATACCATGCTTCTTCTCTTTTGAAGTGTCTCTGTAAAGAAAATCTAGAAAAGGGTTTGACGTATAGTTGTTTGACTACCAGTTGGGGTGTTCTCTTTAGGTCTTTATACCAACCCCAAGGTTTGTTTACATGCATACTTTAACTGATTCATACTACTATTTAACGTCCTTTCTGATTTCCATTTTATACTGACGTTTCTTTAGTTTGTATCGATCAATCTGACGTTCTGCATGTTCTACACATTGAAAGTGACAAACTCGGGTAGTTTTTTGTTTACCCTTTCCTTCGTAAATCTCAAGTCGGACAGGAAATCCTTCAAAAGGAAACTTATTCTCCGACGTGGTGGATGACTGGTTTTTCATGTCGAAGGATGTTGTAGAGGTTTTCGTTTTCAGCGGCGGAAACGGGGATGAACTCAGTGTCAGGGTTAAACTCATCGTCACGAATAGCTTGGTTAATTACAATAGAACCATCGTCACCAGACATGGAACGATGGAAAGTCATTTTGGGCACTACTAATGCACCACTTGTTCTATTAAGGTGAACAATGTGGTACGGGAACTTCCACTCAGGATTCACCAACTCAAAAGTACGAGTACCAGACAGGACACGATTGTGATCTACCTGATGATAGTGAATGTAAAATTGTTTCGCACCAACGATGTCATTCGGGGGCGAGACGGCAGGTCCAGTATGAACAACCAGGTCACTTGCATTTGATTCCTCCACCGAAATGTCGTAGAAAACTACGGAGTCTGTTTCCCGAAATACTCGGTGTTTCTTATAACTTACTTCACTCACAATGCACCCCGATATGGATTCGCTTCACCTTTATGTAGCAGAACTCCATCTACCTTGTAAAGAAGTTCTCTCATGTCCTGGTGCAAGATGCGGTATCCAGTTCCAACATAGAGTTGACCGAAAACTACCGCAATAGTTGCAATACCCCAGAAGTAATAATAAAATCTAGACTTCACTTGTGCCCTGAGTTTCTGTTTGTCTTGTTTCATTTGAATACAGCGGTTACGCCGATGACTTTTGCATTTGGGTTACGAGCAAGGGCAACTTCCCGTGCTTCTTGGTAGTCACGGGCATACACTTCTTCTTTGAAGACTTTACCAGCGACATAGAGTTGGACTTCACACTTCATTTGAAAGGGTTCTTCCAGGTGTTGTAATCTTCCTCATCAATATACCCACCTTCTTTGAGGTTGTCAAGAAAGTGGGTCCAATATTTTTGTTTGGCGGGGAGATCCCCATAGAATTCTGGATGCCAAATCTTCATCATCCTACGACAAATCCAAATGGCATCAACTTTGTTCATGGACATTCTGCTTTTCCAATTCGTTCAAAACATACACTATTGAACTGACCTTCAACACCTCGAAGGACTAGTTTTGTATGTGAAGATCTAACAATTGTATTCTCCACATAGTATATACCACCTTGAACAAGAAAGGGTTCTGGATCGTCATTGTTTCCCCACCTAACTTGTTCTTTACTACAACCAGTGTATTTCACATAGTCATCCTTTTCGATGGTTTCAATGTAGTAACTAACTTTCTTCTTTCGACTCATGATCTTTTAGTTGTTTAAGAAGTTCTTCCGCCATCTTGTGAGAACGACGAGTTATGAAATACCTGACAATAGGATTTTTGGGATTGTTTAAAAGCCACCACTTCCACTTTCGGAATCTAACCACAGCATAGTCGTAAACGTAGATGAAGGCTTTTGCCACTGATTCGTCCATCGCTATGAACCATGCGGCAGTACAGAAAACAATCAGTAAGAAGTAGTATCCCATATCAGTTCCATCTCATAGAATTGAGATGTTGCAAAACCTGTTCCCTAACGTCCATCAATTCATGAAAACACCTTTGATTGTGGGCACATTGTCGTAGTGCAGGATCTGGTTTAATTACAGATTCAATGAAGATGTCAAGACCTCGATTCCATTTGTCTTGTTTAGATTCTCCATCATCGATTACGTATTGATCGGAACTCATTCTTCCTCCTCGATTACTTGATCTAGACCGACGATATCACTCACAGGCACTTCGTGTTCACCTGCAATGAGATACCAGTGTTCACCTTCACGTTCACCAAGATACATGAGTTGACTACTAGGGAATTTGTTCTCCCTCAACATAGCTTGGAGTTGCATATGCGTCAACTCACTTTGAGTTGGTACGTTCATTAGCATAAACTTGTGAGTATTACATGACAATTATACTCTATCTATGCAGTCTGTCAATAGGTATGATAGGGTTCAAAAAGAAATGTATAATTAATTCTGCGGTTGTGATCACCAGGTTTCATATGCACTTTATCTGTGGCATGAAATAATTTTCCAGGAAATAAGACTCCTCGATTGCACTTATAGGGAACAACTTTCCAATCAGAGTCTTGAATCATATTATTAATTAGATCTTGATTACGATTATAATCCTCATGAGTTAAATCACCACGATCTTTTTCGTAAATTCTCAAACCATTCTTGTTCCAATCTTCTACTGATTCATCTGGAGTAACCCATACGTTTAAATTATATAAACTAGGGTCTGCATGTGGGTTTACACCATTGCATTGTGAGTTGTAAACAAAACTCCAAGATCTGATATACTTTAATCCTTTGAGTACAGGTACCTTCTTTCTTATCTCTTCAAGTACTCTTTTATCAATCTTGGGTCCACCAGAAACATCAAAGTCTGATGCACGATACCCGTTTGGATAATGCATATTAACATATGCTTCAGAAAGAGCTAGTTCCTGAAGATATGTTCTAGTCTCATCAGAAAAGATGTTATCGTAAATAGAATATTTCATATGGAGAATAGCGGACTCGAACCGCTAACCCCCTGCTTGCAAAGCAGGTGCTCTACCAATTGAGCTAATCCCCCTAATAGAGACATACTAATGTATGTCTGAGTGTTTGTCAAGCATCTTCTGCAGGAGAAAATTCTACTTGAGTTTTCCATTTGTATCCAGGAGTATCCCAGGTTTGATTGTTGTTATAAAACCTGTCATTACTTTCCCGTTCTTCCTCAGTGATGTCTGAGTCATCTTCGGGAACTTCTCCATAAGTTTGACCCTCATATAGAGAATCAATTGCAGATCGATCTGGATAGTCACGGATTAGTGCTTTAACAGACAACCTAATCTTCTCGGGAAGATCTGGATATCTTTCCTCGTCAATCATGATTTTCATCAACTCCCCAACTGCGAGGAGTGCGTTGTGTTGTTGTGCAGGTGTACTCATCTGTCGTATTTGTATTTCATTGCTTGGAGGAACCATGCATCTGTCAACTTCTTAGGTCCATTCATAAGAATGTCAACCTGTTTTTCCTTAAGTGATGGATCAGAGAGTGCTCTCTTTTTCCACTCTGGAAGTTCTTTAGTCATGGTATGAATGGTTCTAAATCAGATTCGGGTAGACTCTTTTGATGTTCAGGTTTCAACCACCAACCATCATGAGGATCATCGTTGATATGTTCATATTCAACTTCTCTCTCCTCCCAAGATCCACCAACTCCTCCATCCATATTTACCACAATTTCTGAAGAGATTTCTCTAGGTCTAAATGGTTCTTCACTAGTAGAGTATCCATCAGCCTTAACAACTTCATTGGTAGGAAGTGCAGGCGGGGGAGTAACATCAACTACCTGACCCATAAGGTGTGCATCACTCCTTACATATGTCAGTTCTTTTGGATTATTAGCAACGATCTCCATTGCAGTGGTTTCTAATCCACAATCACATTTTTTCTTTCCAGTTGCTTTGTAGATAACAGAGAACCATACTCTCTGAACATAGGCTTCAGTCATGCGTAAGTATCCAGTAGTCGTGTAATGTTTTTAGTAATAGGTACACCACCCTCAAACTCTTCTACCTTCTCACCATTTTCATCAGTGACAATAAGAACAGGAGTTGCGGTAACACTATATTTACGAGCAAAGTCTAGTGTCTCTTCACCTACACCATCGTCCAAGTAAACTTCCTTGATTGATTCTGTTCGGGAATCATTCATCGCAGCAAAGTATTTCTTTACTAGAATGCAAGGTCCACATTCAGTCTTAGAAAACAGATACAACATAGTTTCAATTATTTTTTTCTAGTTTAACATTCACTTCCCCAGATGTCAAATTATCTTTGTCTTTTGCATCTTTCAACCAATAGAGTTGTGGCCATGTATCCATTATAATTTCTCTTAGTTTATATGGCATCTCCGAGGTAATCATGTGTATACCATTCCTGCTAACATTATCCCAAAACACAATATTGTAAAAAGAAAAAGACCTATGCCGGTCAGGTAGACCCACATAGGTATTGTTGATTCGTGATTATGCATTGATTATTTAGAGTGCATTACCACGGGGAAGAACTTCCTCAGGGAAGATGAATTGTTCGTGAGGTTGATCTACTGGCGCCATCCAAGCACGTAGACCTTCGTTGAGCAGGATGTTCTTAGTATAGAACGTCTCAAACTCGGGGTCTTCTGCGGCACGGATTTCTTGCGAGACGAAATCATACGCCCGAAGGTTGAGTGCAAGTCCGATGATGCCGATAGAAGAAGTCCAAAGACCCATAACAGGCACAAACAACATGAAGAAATGAAGCCACCTCTTATTACTAAATGCAATACCGAAAATTTGTGACCAAAATCGGTTGGCGGTAACCATGGAGTAGGTTTCTTCTTCTTGGGTTGAGTCAAATGCTTTGAATGTGTTTGCTTGTTCACCATCTTGATACAACGTGTTCTCTACTGTAACACCATGGATCGCAGAAAGCAATGCACCACCCAGGATACCTGCAACACCCATCATATGGAAGGGATTGAGCGTCCAGTTATGAAAACCCTGGAGGAAGAGAAGGAAGCGGAAAATCGCCGCGACACCGAAAGACGGCGCAAAGAACCAACTGGATTGTCCGAGAGGGTAGATGAGAAAAACGCTAACAAAAACAGCAATGGGACCAGAGAACGCAATCGCATTGTACGGACGGATACCGATAAGACGTGCAAGTTCAAACTGACGCAACATGAAACCAATCAGAGCGAAGGCTCCGTGGAGCGCCACAAAAGCCCAGAGTCCCCCAAGCTGGATCCAGCGGACGAAATCTCCCTGAGACTCAGGACCCCAAAGTAGAAGAAGAGAATGACCCATAGCGTCAGCAGGAGTTGACACTGCCGCTGTAAGAAAATTAGCACCCTCAAGGTAACTAGTTGCGAGTCCGTGGGTGTACCAGCTCGTAGCAAACGTCGTGCCAGTAAGCCAGCCACCAATTGCAAGATAAGCAGTGGGAAAAAGAAGTAGTCCAGACCAACCCACAAAGACAAAGCGATCTCGTTTAAGCCAGTCATCAAGGACATCGAACCACCCCCTCTGTGGAATATTTAAAGTTGAAGTTGTCATAGTTATTTAAATCCTTTAGTCTGTCGTTTAGGTTTCTTGTCAGGTTTGTCTAACACTTCAACGTGGGAAGTAAACAATGCAGGTAATTGAAACCATGCACCAGCGGTTTCTTCCCATGAGTTGAAGTCTCGATGTTCACCATTTGAAAGGTGCAACCTGTAAGTATGTCGATCGTATGGATCTTCTGAAGTTTGGTGAAAGTATTCAGGACTAGTTGGAGGTATAAGGTTCATGGGGATGTTGGGGTTTGAACTCACCTTCAGGGAAAGGTTGTGATTTAGTCAAATCACGACGACCCTGATTCTTGATAATAATAAATGCATCTTTATTATACTTCCGAGTACCTAGAGGCGACTGCCACTTTTTGTTGTACTCCTCACCAACATCAATACCAGAAACTGAAGTACCACCAATCTCAACATCAATGTCGTCATAGCAATCCCATCCAAGTTTAGCGATTGTATCGTAAAGGTCTTGGACTACACCTTGGTTGCATACAGCGATTGCTTTGCGTTTTGCAATTACAGAATCATCATTCATAACATTTTCTTCGGGGTCGAGTTTGCCAATCATAAAACTTTACAAAACTTTAGAATAAAAAAGGAGGTCCTAAGACCTCCCTATTATAACCGATTTTTTGATCAACCGATAGAAGGTGCGGAAAGCGCAACAGGAGTGGACTCAGCAGCAGCAAGGTCCAGAGGGAAGTTGTGAGCATTACGCTCGTGCATGACTTCCATACCGAGACCAGCGCGGTTCAGAACGTCTGCCCAAGTGTTAAGGACGTGTCCTTGGTTGTCTTGGATAGACTGGTTGAAGTTGAATCCGTTAAGGTTGAATGCCATGGTGCTAACACCAAGAGCAGTGAACCAGATGCCGATAACAGGCCACGCAGCGAGGAAGAAGTGCAGAGAACGTGAGTTGTTAAAGGATGCATATTGGAAGATCAAACGACCGAAGTAACCATGAGCGGCGACGATGTTGTAGGTCTCTTCTTCTTGACCGAACTTGTAGCCATAGTTTTGGGACTCAGTTTCAGTAGTTTCACGGACGAGACTAGAAGTAACCAGACTTCCGTGCATAGCAGAGAACAGAGATCCACCGAATACCCCAGC